TGTCAAGAATAGGGTGATGTTTTGTCGCAACAGTGATATAATGTAGGTTTATACCGAAATTTGACATTATAATTTATATCATAAAAAAATTCTATATTATTTTTATTGTATTTGTTTTGTTTCTTTTTGTATTTGTTTAATCACTAATTAATTCCAATTCACACCCTGTATCAAATCCATAAATGGTATCATCCATTGACCAACCATTTTGTTCCAATATATCGGTATTCGTGTCATCACAATCACTTGTGTAAGATTCTTCGTCATCGGGGTCTAAATAAATAAGGCGGTGTATCTCTTTCAACTCTTCGGGTGTAAAACTATCCTTATTACAAATTTCATCAGAACAATCACACCCATCATCTAAGCTGTCTACCGACACCCCCGGATAATCATTCAATATAATTGATTCTTTTTTCAAAATTTCTTCTTTTTCTTTGTCTGTTAATTCTATTTCAAATGTTCCCCAATAAAAGTAATTTGTTACTTCAAAACGAACGGGCTTCCCATTAGACAATATATTGTTCCATTGTTCCGTTTGATAAGTAGACTTCTTATAGTCAGCAGAAATGTCATATACATGAATTTCATCCGTTTCTACGTTTTCGGTGGGTTCTTCTGGTGATACAGTAACGTTGCCCTGTTCGGTTACTGCCTTTTCAGTAACTTCGGGCGCACTTGATTCTACGTTTATAAACTCCATGTTAAATTATACATGTCTAATCTTATGTTTGATGCATCAATTTTTTATGCATATAATATAACTACCAATGAATACGCGAAAAAACCATACATCAAAGAAATCCAATAACAAATTTAGAAAAACTCGGCCAAAAAGAAAAATATGGCGATGAAGAATATAAAAAAAAAGTAGCTGCCGAAAGAGCAGCATTAAGAAAAATAAAACTAAATAATTGAATTGATATTAATATTATAAATTGTATAATATTAACGTTTTTTAATGAAAATTAATAATAAAATTAGAATTGTCCGTCCCCAAAATAATTGTCGGTCACACTAGTTTGAGTAGGCTACTCCAGCCATGCCACTCATGACTCTTAGCACATTGTAATTAACGGCGTAAACACGGACCTTAGCTGTGGCAGTACCAGAGACAGTTCCGGAAGAAAGGACAAGTTGAAGGACAGCGTTGTCAATTCTGGAGAAATTGCAGCTACCAGAAGGTTGGTGTTCCTCGGGGCGAAGGGCAAAGGAGTACACGTTGATACCGGCATCGGGGGCACGTGTGTGGTGTTGGAAAGGTTGGACCATGTCAAAGTAGGAACCCTCACGCTCGGAGAAACGGTCTTGGCCGTTAAGTTGGAGCTTGGCGGTGACCACAGGGTTCTCACCCCAACAATGCATGTCAAGGGCAGACTCGGCAAGGACGAAAGAACCGGCATCAGAGAGAGCGGAACCAGCAGCAGCGGTACCTGCGACGGCTGCACCAGCAGCACCAGTAACTGCGTCTGCTAATACCGTTCCAGCATCACCACCAAGAGAAGTCTCAAAAAGACCACCACTGTTGATGAATGCGTCGGCACCACTGGCAGCGGCGTCACCAGCAAAGGCGTGGATGGCATTAGGAAGAGCATCAACGGCATCTGTGTAGTTGAAAGGTTGGGCACCGAATGTCTTGTTAAGAAGAGAACCACCCTCTAAAGAGGAGCAGTAGTCAACGTTGGCATCAGGTTGGACAACCCAGATAAGCTCCTTGCAAGGGTGGTTGAAGTTGAGCTTGATCTTGTTGGAAGAGGAACCGACAGATTCATCACCTGTGAATTGGAGTTGCTCAATCAAGTACTCATGGGGGTTTTGGGCCATCTTGCGACGCTCGTCTGTGTCAAGGAAGATGTAGTCAACATAGAGAGAAGCGGCAACAAGGGATTGTTGGTAAGCACCGGAAGAACTGGCAGAGTCAGATGCACCATCCATCTTGTCCATAGCCCAAAGACATTCACCAATAGGGCGGAAGTCAATGTTGATCTTGACCTCGTGGTATTGAAGAGCGATCAAAGGAAGGGCAAGTCCGGGGTTACGGCAAAACCAGAAAAGAAGGGGAACATAAAGAGTGGTCTCAGGAAGGGCCTTACGGGGGGCACAGACTTGAGCGGGTCCACCGGCGGCACAGGGGCCAGAGACATCGGCAAAGTCGGGGTCAGTGACATATGTAAGTTGAGTGGTGTTACCAATCATCTTGTAGTAACCAGCTTGTTGCTCCTTGGAAAGGGTAAGTTGGTTCCAGATGTGCATCCAGTCACCGTATTGACGGTCAATGCGTTGACCACCAATCTCAACCTCAACTTGGGCGATAAGTTGCTCACCGACGAAGTCCAACCAACGGGCATAGACCCCATCATTAGAGTTCTTACCCATACCTTGGTTGATCTCAGGAAGAGTAACTTGAAGGTAAGTACGGTAGGCAAGATCACCGTTACGGCTGATTGTGCATGTTACACGGCGGCCGAAATCGGCTTGACCGGAGAATGTTTGCTCAATGGATTCCATGGCAAAGTTGGTGTGGCGTCTGTATGACACCTTCCAGAAAGTAATCTCAGGGGTTCCGGTAAGGAACACGTCTTGTGCGCCGTAAGCGACTAATTGCATTAAACCTCCAGCCATTGTGTATGGATTATAATGTATGCAAAGAAAATAATTTGAGAGAATTAAATAAAAAGAAAACGAATACTTCTTTTTATTTTAGATATTCCTAAATAAATCACTACTTTGTTATCCCTTACAAATTGTTAACACCAAATTTTGTGATTTATCTATTTCGGGGGTTTCGTGTTTCCTAATCATACTATGCAGAGAAAACAATCTACATCTCGTTGTTTTGTTATATATGAGTCATCCTGCTTAATACTAATCTTGACTACTCAACACATAATCGGTGGACAAATTGGATGCAACAAATGTTTCTAAATAATTCTCCTGAAATATTTCTTGGCGGTTTTCGTGTTTTTTAGTGAAAATGTAGGATTCTTGCGACTTGCGGACAGCCCAACCTTGCTCCAGAGCATTGGTTATGAACAACATTTTCTGGAAAGCTGGTTTTGATATATGTATATTGTCTGGCAATCCTATGGTTTTAGGGGAAGACATTTCTATAATCTTGGTTTAGACAGAATTTTGTAAAGAGTTACGAGTTACTTTTATCTGTATATTAAATACTATGCCACCAAAAGCAAAAGCAAAAGCAAAAGCAAAGATTAAGATAAAAGTTAAAAAATTATCAAAAAAACAATTAGAAAATAAAGCAACTGAATGTTTAAAAGACCTTCATAAAACATATACCAGTTTTCAAGAGAAATTTCAAAAAATTATAACAGATTGTAGTAAAGGTAAGGATAAAGATAAATTAAAAACAGATTTATTTAATACAGTACATTCTATTTCTCATGTATTAAGTAAAGCTGTTCCATTAGAGTTACGTAATTCACCCAATAACCATTCAAGACAAATCCAACAATTATTAAATAATTGGATTAAAGAATCTTCTTCAAAGAAAGCTACAACAAAATCTATTTCGTATACTGGAATAGTTAAAAAATTTATAGAAGCAAGCCTATCACCCGAAGGTACAGTACGATTCAGTCGTACCAAAAAAAATTCTGATTCGGTTTACAGAGCATTAGATGTACGTAATATCATTAATACAACTGCAGATGATACACAATGTGATATAGCTTTTGGAACACCCAACTGGCCAGGTACTCATAAATGTTATATATGTGGATTATGTTTACATAACATGCAATCTGATAATTGTGGAGCACCTTGTGAACATTTATTAAATATATATCAAGTAATGATAACATTTGGGTTTATTGAAACTGAAGATAGACAAACAATTGATATTGAGGAGGATGATAGAAAAAATATATATGCACCTTCTTGTACCTGTTGTAATAGTGAAAAATCCAATATCGAGATTATTTCTTTTAAAGATAGTAAATGGCAAGTTAATGAAAATAATGTAGAAAAGATATTGATTCAAATAGATAAATCAGAAAGAGAATGTTGTTATAAACATGGACATCCAGAACAACCAAACAACGATGATGATGATCTTGAAGTTTGGGCAAGGTCTATTGATGCAGATGAGTGTGATGACATTGACTTGAAAAAATTTCCAGGAGAACAACATACCAGGCCTTTACACGTTGTAGACTTAGATGTTCGTAAAGCGGAAATAGTTGCTATGTTAAATACACGTGTAACTGTATTAAATAGCAAAGTACCTCGTCCAAGAACCACTAAGAATGTGTTACAACTTAACGCACTAATACAAATAGCTACTTTTTTTACCCATATTTCTTTTAATGCATATAAAAAGATTGCAGTTGAAATGGTTGGACGTACACGTGGTGGTAATCCTACCGGTGACGATGGTGACGATAGTGACGATGGTGACGATGGTGACGATGGTGACGATGGTGACGATGGTGACGATAGTGATACAGATGCGGATTGTTGTAGCGACGAGGATGAAGATTGTATTAATATTGAATTTAAAAAAATAAATGAATTTTACTTTTGGAAAGAAATTGAAGAATTTATAAAATTAACAAACACATCAACAACATCAGTTACATTAGATGATATCAATACATTATTACCTTCAGATATATTTAATGGTAATACTGATCTGGGTAATGATGATTTAACAGTATATCAATTAAATGCAGTTTGTTCTACTCATAATATTAAAGACGTATATGATAAATTATTTATGGATACAGAACCAGCAGCAATGAAAATAGCAGCACCACCAGCAATGAAAATAGCAGCACCACCAGCAATGAAAATAGCAGCACCACCAGCAATGAAAATAGCAGCACCACCAGCAATGCAAAAAGCAGCACCAGCAGCATTGCAAATATCACCAAATTGGAAACCAATTTTTGAGAGTGAACCTACTTATTATTATAGTGAACCTACTGACAGTCAACAATCCAGTTATAGTAGTGGAATTGGTACAGAAGACGTTAATAAATATAGTAGTGATAGTCAAAGTCAACCAAGTAGTGAAGATGATGATTTTACTGAAGAATTGACCGGTTATATTCAAACTGGTGTTAATATACCAATTAAACGGTCCAGCAGCAGCCCGCATGCATTCGTTGGTACTGAAAGCCCAAGCAAAAGAAGAAATTCCCCAAGAGCGTCACCATTTAAATTTGTACCATCAACAATAAATAGGTCAAGTTCAGTGATTCCTCCCATGAACAATGAACATCATCAACGTCCTCCAAGTTGGTCGCGGTCGCTGTCAGCTCCAACACACCATGGTGATGGTGATTATGGTGGTGGAACAAAAACACGTAAAAATAAAACAAAGAAACAAAATAAAACAAGAAAACAAAAACCCAAAAAACAAACAAAACGAATTTCTTATGTAAAAAATAAGCAAACTCGCAAAAAATCAAAAACGAATAAAAATCAAAAACAAAAAAGAATCAAAAACAAAAAAAATCCAATTCAAAAAAATCAACATAAAAACACATAAGTAACTATTACAACCTGTTTTATGAATTCGAACCAAAAAAAGGGCAATCCACAAAAACCAACAGGATTACATACAATTGATATCAAACACACCGAATTATTAAATAAATTTCACAAAATAGAAACGGAAACAATTCCAAATTTGGAAGAGGAAAAGGAGAACCTAAAGGAGAAAATAAAAACCCTGCATAAAAATCAGTATGACGAATATATGGATATGTGTGATAGAATTAAATCAATAAGACGTGAAATAACATCACTTACAAGAGAAAAGAAGGAATATCTGCTTAACAATTCAAAACATGTATTTGATTATTTTGAACAAAAGCAACAAATATCGGTAGATTCAAATACGGTGAATCAAAATTCCAATGTACTCAACTCTTTCTTTAAAATAAAGGCTATAGATACAAATTCAGGAGATTTGAACAATGATAAATATGCAAAATCCAAACAATCGTACCAGCATTATTGGCGGAATGTAACTAATGAAATTACTAACATTCAAGATTTTGTAGTTTCAACTGACGTATGTGATACATGTCATTCTGGAGAACTAATTCCACAAGACGAAGAAGGGATATTAATATGTAATAATAAAGCATGTGGTAAATTTATTACCTATATCATAGATAGTTCTAAACCAACTAATAAAGAACCACCAAATGAGGTGTCATATACAGCGTATATTAGGCTGAATCATTTCAAAGAAATTCTATCGCAATTTCAAGCAAAAGAAACAACCCAAATCCCTGAGGAAGTGATGGATGATATTCGTGCCCGAATAAAAAAGGAAAGAATAACAGATATGTCATTAATAAATTACGATAAAATGCGAGAAATACTGAGAAAATTAGGGTATAATAAGTATTTTGAACATATTCAATATATTAACTCAATGTTTGGTATTAAACCTCCGGTAATGAATGAGGAATTGCATGAAACATTATGTGTATTATTCATTGAAATCCAAAAACCATGGGCAGTTCATTGTCCCCCAAGTAGAACGAATTTTTTTAATTATACATACACGCTTCATCAATTGTGTGTATTACTGGACCAAATGCAATATTTACCGTATATTCCAATGATGAAAGACCGTGAAAAACAACTAGAACAAGATATGATATGGAGGAATGTCTGCACTGATTTAGACTGGCAATATTTTCCAACTGTATAACCATTATA